ATGGCATAAAATCATCCATATACCAAGCATTAAAATTTTCATAAGGCTTAATTAACATTTATAAAATCCTTCCAATTTGTTATGTAATCGTCTTTATTATATTTTGTATTACAGACAGAAAGCAGTATGGCGTCTTCAGATTGATAAATCTGTTCATCCCAAATCATTTCTGGTATGTATAGCCCTTTTGTTGGTTCGTCTAGTAAAAAATCTTGAGAATAGCCTTGTTGATCCCTACAGATGCACAATATAGAACCTGTCAGACAGAACAATATTTGACAGGTCTTGTGATGTGCGTGTTTGCCTCTTGGGTTTTGTGACCGTACTCCAGAAACGTAGAAAATTCTTTTAATTTCAAATGGCACATCTTCTATGGGTACAAGTAATCCGTCTTGTGAAAATCCTATAAAGTTAATTACTTTTACATCTTCTACTGTATTCACTTATTCACAACCCCCCAGTCTTCTCCAAAAGATCCCGGAGGTGTCTTCCATTCATCTTTAGGATTGTATTTATGAGTTAGATAATACATCATGATAGACTCTGGCTGAAGCGCCATATATCCATGCCAAGTTCCGGGCTTTATCGTTAAAACTTTGTGATTTTTATCAGATATATACTCCCATTCCACCTTTACAGAACCATCTGGCTGTGGAAAACCAAGCCCTACCTTAAAAGATCCCTTAGGGCAGAACCAGTAATCTGTTTGTAGAATATGTTTATGCCAAGCTACAATATGTGATGTAGAATTTACATGGGTAATATTAACTTGACCATCTAATTCTGGAAATATATTTAGAAGTCTTTGACCTCTATCGTCTTCATGATATTGAACGCTCATAGTAATTTAACCGTAGGGACATGAGTAATAAATTTTCCATTAAAATTCTGTTCTTTATTTCTAATCTCTTGAGCAAAATTCCAAGCGCCTAAAAAAGCAAAATCAATAGTGTTATTAAACCCTTGTTCTGGGGATATAATTGGTATATGGACACCCGGAGAATATTTATTTTGTTTCTCTGGCGTTGTATCTGTTATATATTGTATCAGACTCGGCCCAATATTGCAATAGTTAAATATAGTTGTAGACTTGGAAGTTGCTCCATAGCTTATAACCTTTTTACCTAGTTCTTCACATCTTATAAGAAGTTGTCTTAAATCAAGCTTGGATTGTTGCACCCTTTCCGCAAAGCGCTCCATCGTGTTTAGGGTATACAAACCTAAAAGTCTTTCTAGATCCAGATTATTTTGTACACTCTTATGCGGATTTGCAAAGTTAGATCTTTTGGCCCAGATCCTATTAGATCCTCCATGAACATTAGTATTGTCAACCTTTACTATTGTCAGACCGTTTCTTTCTAATATTTTACTTAGAGCAGTTACAGAAAAGATGTGTGGATGCTCATCATATATTTGGTCGTAAGAGTTTACATTTATCATTTCCGCCAAAGAAGGATCTTCAAATACAAACACCCCATTTAAACTTAGGATACTTTCTACAGCAGAGAATGCTTCGTCTAGATCTGGTATATGGCACATGCAATTTGCAGAGAATATTAAATCCATATCGCCTTTCTCTACAAGAATTTTATTTGCTAAATCCTTTGTCCAAAAATCATTATAAGTTTTGTATCCTAGATCATTAGTTTCTTTTGCAAAGTTTCCGCATGGCTCTACGGCAAAAGATGTTTTTGTATCCCAGTTTTTTATAAAAACACCATCATTACTTCCAATCTCTAAAACCTTGGGTGTAATTGGTAGTGTTCTTTTGATATCGTTGCTAAACCTTGAAAAATGATTTCTCATAGTGGCAGACATAGAGCCTCTATATGAATATTCATCATTAAACATCATGGGTGCATCTACATAGTCTATATGCGTCACCAAACATGTTTCTGTATCAAACCCAACTTTAAGATCGTAAAAAAACTCATCTTCAAATTCGTCTTGATTTAAAAAGCGATTTGCTATGGGTTGTCTACCTAAATCTAAAAATTCATGTTTACTCACAATGTAACCTCACTACTAGTCTTTCTTTTCCCTTTTGACATTTGCCGCCCTTGTGGAAAGTGTTGGTATCAAATACAATCAAAGTGCCAGCCGGAGCTTCTACAGGTTCCGCAGGATATTCAATAGCTAGATCTGGGTAGTCAAGCTCTATTCTGTTTTTAACTTCTTCATATTCTGGGGTGTTCCAAGCCTTGTGTCTCAAGCCTTCGCCCATAGCCCTAGAACCAACAGAACAAGCAAAAGCGCCTGAGCTATTATCTATATCGGTAAGATAAATGAAAAACTTTAGTCTCCAGAGCCTATCAAAGTGCAGCCAGCCATTTCTAGCAAGTTCGCCATCAAATTTATAATCATGAGTCGCAAAAACGTTAATGCCGTATCTGTCAGGACTTCCTGTATACAAGGCGTGGAGATCTTTCATCCATTTTTCGTTGTAGGTTTTTGATATTGCGCTATCTTCTGGATATGTAGATAGATCATCTCCCCTGTAGTTCCTTCCAAATTCATAGTGTCCAGCGTCATGCTGACATCTAGTATATACTTCATCATATAGACTTGTTAGATCAGAACCTTTTAGATAGTTCTCTATCTTAAAAACTCCATCGCGAAACAGGGTTTTTCTCATTTCTTCTAGCGGTGTATCAGTGCTTAAATTTTGTATCATATTATAGACTCCGCATATTTCATATCTTGTAAAGTATTTATATCTATAGATCTTTCCGGTGGTATTATCACACCTTTAGTAGATGCTTTAAAGAAGTTTTTATTTTCTAGCAAGTAGTCCCACATCGCCATATAGAACGCTCCAGATGGCTTGTGGTATTTTTTAATAAATTTACTATTGGTCAAACCCGACTCAAGATTATCAAACACGGGCAATACTGAATTGTCTTGACTCATCAGACAGGCCAGTTGAATTGTTTCTGGTATCTCTGTCATGCTTACAACAGAATTGCATTGACCATCTGCTAATGTTTCAAATCCTTTTTTTATATCATCAACAGAAACGAATGGGCATGTGGGTAAGAAATATGCAAAAGCATCGTACCCTTTTTGATCTTGCATTAAATCTATCATAGCGTCTAAAACCGTAGCTTTAGTTGTCGCATGAGCTTCTGGCCTTACGTGTCTTTCTACAGGCAAATCAGAAACAGTATCAAAATATAAATCATTATCTGTAGATATCAATATTTTTTCAAAACATTCAGACTTAACAACCGCTTCTGTTATCCAGCGCATTAGCGGCTTATCTTTTAGTTGGTATATATTTTTATTTATAAGTCTTGTTGACCCACTTCTAGCTGGAATTACTGCTAGTGTTTTCAAGATATTTCCTCGTTAATTTTTTTAATAGTGTTGCTTGCAGTAGTGGTAAAGGTAAATGGTAAAAGCCCGTGTACACAACAGCAAAAACCAGAAGCGATCATTCTAGTTCCTATACTTACAGCCTTTTTAAAGTGCGCAAGGTAAGTTATGTTGTGTTCTTTTAGATGCTTCACCTTTCTAAGCCTCCTACTGCCTTTGCTTTATTTATAAGATGCTCTAATTTATCTAGATGAATTAAACATTGGCCGTCAGAAACAGACGTTTCTGGCACTGGATGGGTTTCAACAAACACTCCATCATAATTAAAAAGATCAGCAGAAACAAGATACCTACCTGCCAATACAGGATCTCCTTGCGTTCCGTATACTGCTCTTGATCTTTGTGTAGAGTGTGTGCAATCTAATATAACTTTATCATAGTGTTGTTTAAGTTCATCTACTATGCCAAAGTTTACAAATAAATCATGATAACCAAAATTAGATCCTCTATCGCAAATCCAAGCTTGACAATCTTCATTTGTTTCTTTAATTTTATCTACAGATGCTACCACATTGTTTGGCCCTAACCATTGACCCTTCTTTACATTTATAATTGGAAAATGTTTTGCGCATTCTATAATAAGATCCGTTTGCCTAGAAAGAAAGGCCGGTATCTGAACCATATCAATAACATCTACCAGCTTCTCAACTTGCCAGCACTCATGCACATCTGTGGTGAATTTAACATTTGGAAACGCGGAACGCGCTTCTTGCCATATAGAAACTGCCTCATCTAAACCGGGACCGCGCCCTCCATGTAGTGATGTTCTGTTAGCCTTATCAAAGCTAGCCTTCATATACCAATCGTCGCCATCACGCATGATATTGTTTATGCGAGTCAAGCACTCAAAAAACAAGTCTCTGTTTTCTATTGAGCAGGGGCCAAGAATCCATACTTTACTCATAGCTTTGTACCTCTTTAATGACTGTTGCTAGTTCTAAAAATTCTACATGGGATAGTTCCGGCCAAGGTTGCCTGTTGTAAAAACAAGTAAGACCCATTTCTTTTAACGATGACCTAAGCGCTGGATGCCAGCCAATCTTGGAAGTTACATCAAAGAATTTTGACTCAATGTCTAGCGCTTGCTGTCTATCTTTTTGTGAGGATAAAAACTTGTTTTCAATATCAGGAAACAGATTACCTATTCCAGCTAAGAAAGAATTTGCACCAGCAGATTCCAGAAATTGAAATCTTCTCATGCTACCACCAGCAACTATAACGTCTAAATCTTCTGGTAAGTTTCTTACAAAATCGTAAGATTGTTGAAGGCTTGAGTTTTCTTCTTTAATTCCGGCTAGCCCCCAAGTAAACATGCAAGATATTAGCCTAGATGAATACTCATAATCGCCACCCTTACCGTTTCTCATCTTGGGCGTGTGTAAATAAACCTTATCTGTGTGGTCTGTCACCGTTTCTAAAAAACGTTCTAAGACACTATCGTAATAATATCTGTCTGGATAAAGCACCATCAGGCTTGAATTTTCATCCAAGTAAGTGTCTTTAGCCTGCTTGATAAAGTCAACGGTATGACGAATAGGAAGCGCAGGAACCCCTAATATTTTTTGACCTTCAAAGCTCGAAACAGCCTCATTAAGCGTGTGAACTTCTTCTGTGTTAAGAAGATTAAACTGAGAAGTGCCTGCTGTTGTCATGACACATTCAGCACCGTTTTGTTTAAGATAGTTCAAGTAACTTTTAGTACTATCTGTCTCAAGGTCTTCGTTTTTGTTGTAAGAAGGAGGAATTGCAACCACCGGTCTTCTTTCTGCCATCATCTTTTCCTTATGTATAAATCAAATATGTCTTCGTACAAGTTTATCTTTTTTAATTCGTATCCAGATTGAATTATATCTTTATGAAGCTCTTCTTCATTATGATAAAACTCATAAGTCATTATATCATACGCTTGGTACTCTGTAAAGTAACTTTCTTTATTTGTTAGTCTAACCCTTTGCACAAGAATATTATCGGCATCCAAAGACAACAAATGCCTAAGACATTCGTCACCATTTGGCAAAACATCACAAATAGCATTAGCTACAACAAAGTCTCCATCATCTATGTCTTCCGGCGCTAATTCTTGATAGCTTTTACATACAAAGCTTTCTCCCCAGTTTTCCGTAGCCAAATCTATAGCATGTTGTGAATAGTCATATCCTATGTAATCAATATCGAGTTTTTCTGATATAAAACAATAGACACCAGCGCCACATCCTACGTCTACAATTCTTTTAGGTGCTAAGTGCCTTGCGATTTCTATAAAGTCAATCCAGTGTGGTGGAAATCCATTTTGTAGCTCTTGCTTATTTCTATCAAGCTGTTGTTTAAAAGCTGATGTAGAGTTTTTCCAAGAGTCTAGATGTTTATAGGTGGTATTCATTGTATTTGCTCAATTGATTATTGAATTTTTGTTTTAACTTTTCCATGCTTGCCTTGATAATTTCTGGATGCTCTCCTTGAAAATCTTTGGTGCGGCAGACACCTCTATAAGATGGTTTAAACTCATGCACACCGCGATAATGATCTTCTATTTCATTTTTCTGTTCTTCGTTACCTAGAACCCAAGGCAGATAAACTTCTTGAAAATAATTATCTATACAGTTGTTTCCGCTTAGGTATTCTTTATAGTATTTTAATTTGTTAAACACCTGATCTGGAAAGACGTAGGAGTAGTGATACATTCTAACGCCATGCTTTTCTGCAAGCTCGTCAAAGTTAAGATGCTTTTCAGGCCAAGGATTGTCGATCTTGTGAGCTATCGTTGGCGGTCTATGCGTTGCCCAGTATGAACCGGGATAAACTTTTCTAATTCGCATAAACTCTGCGCCTTCTTCAAAGCCTCCAAGACATTTGTCAAACCCACCATAAAATGTTACGCTTTTGAATCCTACAGAAGTATATCGTTCTGTTTCCAATAGATTGATAACCTTCTCTATATCTTCTGGCTTAAATACTTCGTCGCAATCTAAATTCCAAATGTAATCTGCTTCGTCATCAAGAAATTCCATATAGGCATTGCACTGGTCGTCTTTCTCTAAATACTGAGAGTGAACAATTTTAATTTTATTGTCTGGATCAGGGAAATTTTCTAATATCTCATTTGTGCCGTCCACAGAGGTCGTGTAGCCTTGCTGCTGCCAGTATCCCACTGGACCTTCAGCTATAAGAATTTGATGCGCATACGGGTATACAGACGCCAAAGTTTCTTCCAAAACCTGATCGCCATTTAATACAATCATACCAAAAGTTATTTTCATAGTCCGTATCTTCCTTTTGTAGAAATTAATTCGTGCATATAATTTACATATACATCTGTCACGCCGGGATTATTATAAATTGGTCCCCATTCTCCACCTCTATCAAAAGCAAAGCGTTTGTTTTCATAGTCTGGAGTAAAGTGGCTAAAGTGATTAAAAACAATATCCTGTTCTAGTTCTTCGTCCTTGTTTAATACAAATCCGTTAGGATCTCTCCATATAACCTTGGTAGGCGACAAGAACTCAAACATAGGAAAGTTCCAAGGGGCGCCATTGCCAACTTTTCTACAAAGGATTTCTATGTTTTCTTCGCCAAAAAGATCGTCAAACAACTCAAGATACTTTTGATCTCCGCATGACCCAAATATTGCAGAATATTCGTTATCAGAGTGTATGCAGCAGTCTCTCCAAAAATTTAAACACTTGCTTCCAACTTCATCGTTTTTAAAGTAAATTATACCTACGTTATAATATCCTACATTTGTAGTGGTTTTGTCTAGTTTATTATGTTTATGAGTGATAATACCTATGCTTTTAGATCCCATAGCATCAAAAACTTCTTGCACATCTCGATAAAAAAGAATATCAGAATCTACATACAAAACATGAGGTAAATCATAATTACTCATTAGATAACCAGAAAAGAAAGACGCTAGCGCCCAATGAAAATGACTTTGACCATCACTACTATCTATAGGACGGCTTTCATTGTTAGACTTTAGTGTTTCAAAGTCAGGATCTTCATAGATTTCTTCCATTCTGTAACATTTAAGATTGTCCAGCCCAAGAGCGTTTAGTTCATCGTAAGTTTCTTGATTTAGACAAAGATAATGAAGTACAAAATCTTTACTAGTTGCACACAAAGAATCATACAGACACATACCATTAATGATATAATTGTGATCACTTAAAGTTACCAGATGTTTAACGTTTGACATAAAGTGCATCTCCCCAACTTTCTGATTGCCATTCAACTGTGACTCTCTCGAAGCCAAATTCTTTTACATAGTCATCTATATCTTCTATCATGGGACAGCCTTCATACATCTCATCCCTGTTTACCTCTGCTATGATAAGCTGTATTTTATTAAGCTCATCACCCATACCTTTTAAAACTTCTAATTCGTAGCCCTGAACGTCTATATTTAGAAAATTATGCTCGCTTGTATCTATTTCGTTTTCTTCTATAAAGCTATCAAATTTTTTTACGTTGATAGATTCTTTTGAAGGAAATGTAACTTCTGGATGTTCTGTAAGATGTTTTTTAGGTGCTAGAATAGAGCTAGAAGCTCCTGCCCCATTAGATACGCCGCCTTCTCTGTCAGAGATAAACATACCAACCACATCTTCTTCTGACCCTAGTGCTACATTAAATACTTTTTCTTTAATGATACACTTAGAATTTACAATATCAAAAAGTTTCTTCTGGGGTTCAAACAATATTGTATTTGTCAACCCTAGCGCTCTGTATTGGGATAGCTCTTCGCCTAAGAAAGCGCCCACATGAATCGCGCCTGTAATTTTTACACCCGTATGTTGCTCAATAGCATTTAGATCAAATATCATTTTAGTCCTTTTAGTATGTCAATTTCTGTATGTGGACACTTAATATCAGAAAAATCTAGCATATCTAGATCAATTCTACTGCCAGATTCATATTTGTCAAGCAAAAACTCTGAACTATAATCATGCACTTCTCCAGATTTGTTTTCGTGTGTTTTTTGCACTCTGTTGTTGGGGCTATTTACCACAACGCTATGCTCTGGAGCCATTATAAAGTTGGGGCCGTTTGTCCAAAATCTTTGTATTGTACTTTCTAAAACGTTTGGAGTATTTCCCCAATTATATCTAGGTTGTATGAAGCAAAGTTCGTCTATCATGTCTAATATTAAAGACTTTCTATAAACATGTCCATCTACAGACAAATCATAAGACCAGTAAGATCCGTATCCATGAAAAGTTTTAGGCCAAGCTATCATACCGTTGTCAGTTTTCCAACCCTTATTACAAACGTCAGGCGCAGTTTGTCCTGCGTGGGATCTTTCTACTATGTTCAGACCCATTCTTAGTGATAAGCAGCTTAGATTAGTATCTTCTACAAAACCATAGTCATCACACACAAATGGAGCATAAAATATATCATCATCTGTAAAGAAACATATAAAGTTATTTTTAGCACCTGATATAGCGTGAAGAACATCTTTAAATAAAGAGTCTGACTGCTGCCAAAACTCTACATCTTGGTGTTCTTCTTTTAGGGTTTGGTGGACTTTATGAAATTGTTCCGAGTTGTTATGTATAACAATATTTTGAGTAGAATCTTTAAAGTTTTTCTTTATACTGTTAAGACATAAGTCTAACTGAAGTGGTCTATCTTTACTGAATATGATCGAAGTAATCAACAAACTTTTCCTTGTTCTTGTAGTACCAACTTACTGTATCGTGTAGCCCTCTATCTAATCCTGTTTTGGCCTCAAATCCTAGCACTTTGGTTGCTCTGGATGTGTCCAGACATCTTCTTGGCTGACCGTCCATACCGTTAGAATTAAAGACAATATCGCCTTTGAAATTCATCATATCAGCTATTTTGTGTGCCAGTATAGAAATAGTACACTCCTGACCTGTTCCCACATTTATTGGGTGTGGCGTTGTGTCTATTTCTACCGCCTTTTTAATAGCTGCGGCGCAATCATCCACATAAAGAAACTCTCTGCTAGCCTCTCCCGTTCCCCATAGATTGACTTCTGTTTCACCGCTGTCAATAGCTTTATCAATCTTTAATATAATCGCGGGTATAACGTGACTAATAGCGGGATGGAAATTATCATGCGGCCCATACATATTTACAGGGATAAGATTCGTGCAGTTAAGACCATATTGGGCGTTGTATGCAATCAACATCTCCATCAAAGCCTTTTTAGCAACTCCGTAAGGCGCGTTTGTTTCTTCAGGATAGCCATTCCAAATATCATCTTCTTTAAACGGAACAGGTGTAAATTTAGGATAGGCGCAAACAGTGCCGACCATAACAAACTTTTGAAGTTTGCCATACTTTCTGGCTGTTTCTATGAGATTCATACCCATAACCAAGTTTTCATACATAAACAAGCCCGGATTGTCCTTGTTTGCACCAATCCCGCCAACTCTAGCAGCTAGATGTACAATCACATCTGGCTCATGTTCTTTGTAAAGATAGTCAACTTGTTTTTGGTTTGTTAGATCGTACTCTCTTTTACCGCCAAGAGATACAACATCATAAAATAAATTGTCTTTTAGCGTCTTGTTTACGGCCTTTCCAAGAAAACCGCTACCACCCGTAATAATAACTTTACTTTTGCTCATTTAGCGCATCCTTATAAGCTTTCAAAATACCAAAAGACAAATCTTCATAACCAAACTCTTTCATAATTGTTGCAATTCTATGAAAGCCTGTATGGTTTTCCGCAACAAACTTTTGACCCCGCTTCGCATATAGACTTCTTTCATCGGCGGCATTTTTGTAGTGTTCAATTTTATCTCTAAAATCATCTGGAGAATCTGCAATTACAATACCATCACCAAACATCTTGTATGCTTCTACATTATCACTAATACAGAAGCCACCCGCATACAGAATTTTAAATATTCTTTCATTTACATCTATACCATATACCTGAGCATGAGGCTCGCTTAAATTTGGACATATCTTGGCAGAAACAAACAAATTCTTGACATCGTGATCATCTATAAGGCCACAATACTGATTCACACCCCATACTTGATTACCAAATATTTTTACATTGTAACGATCAAGAGGGTGTAGAAGTGGGGTCAGATAGCGATCAATAACTTGACCCTTGTAAGGCCAGTAACCGCCCACAAAACCAATATCACACGCTAGCTTTGGATCAACCTGAGCGCCGCCGTAGACCGCCGTATCAGCGCACATCATCAACGAAACCGGCTTGATTCCGATTGTCTCAAAATAGTTATGAGTTCTTTTAATGTCGTCATCGCTATAATGAATATGAACAAAGTCTGGTTTTCCTGTTTCATCTTTAAGCTTTTTAAGTAGTTCTTTTTCTCTCTTAGAGCAAAACAAAATATTGTGCTTTGATTTGTCTACTTCTTTTTCCTGATCGCCCCAATCACCAGCGCGTAGTGCTATCTTTAGATGTGGCCTTTCATAGATACACTTTATCAGTGCTTCGTCTAGATTGTAGGCTTGACCCAAAAATACATCAGGCTCAAACGTATCAAACATATCAAAAGCCGGAACTGTTTTGCAGTCCCACACCATAACTTGATGTCCTGTAGCAACAAAAGCGTTGGCCCAAGCCATCCTTTGAAAGTAATGGGCATGGCGACCATCGCTAGAAATTAAAATTTTCATTCTTCAAATCCTTTATACAGTCTATTTCTATAATTGACATGTCTTTTGGTTCATAGCATTCAAAATTTGCGCCCATAGAAATCATCTTATTTATAATTTCAAAAGACAAAAGTTTTTTCTGACTGCCCTGAAGTTTATATAATATATTTTTAAGTATTTTTAGTTCTTTGCCTGTAATAAATGCTAGTTGACACCACTTAGTAGGTAATCCATAGGATAGCATTGTAGCTTTATTGTTTTGTATTGTCACACCTATTTCTTTAGGTTTTATCATACCTTTATTGTCAACCAATAAGAAAGATTTTTTAAAGTTAAGATTTGATAGAACCTTGTCATTAAAATACAAGTCCCCATGAAAAAACAGAATATTCTTTTTATTAGTATTGTTTACCGCAAGTCTCAGACTTTCTGAATTATTAGTCTCATTATATACTTGGTTTTCTACTACTCTTAACTTTCCAGATATCTTTTTTATAATCTTTTCAATAGCGTAGCCAAAAACTCCAATAATTTCTTGATTATCAATATTATTGTTGATTACATCAATTTGATGCTCTATCAATGTTTTTGTGCCGATCTTTATCAAGCTACGAGGCTCGTTTGATTTTATTCTACCACCAATACCGGCAGACAATATGATTATTGTCATGTCGTTCTTGTTGTTATTAGCTTTTATGGAAGCTGTAATTTGTCTAGTAAATCTACCCACTAGCGACTACCTAAGATTTGGGCCTGTTGTTGGAAAATTTCTGGCGTCATTTTCATAGACTGATTTTGCCCGCTTTCGTTTACAATAGAAAGAGACTCTGGAACATGGCACATAATGCAATGATATGATAACCTTAGCCACAAGTCATAATCTTCTGTGCAGCCTATAAAACCCTGACTAGCAGGACCATGCAATCTGCTATCAAAAATTTCTCCATTAGGAAGAATAACCTTTTCCAAATATTCTTTTTTGATGAGCGCGTTGCTGTGGACCATACATCTTACAGAAAGCTCTTTTCTACAATACGGACTCTTTGCTTCGTATTTTACGTAATGCTTATCTCCATACTCTCTGTGAATATCATAGTCACCGTAAGCAACTCCAATTTCTTGATACTCCATCAGTTTTTCTACTAGCTTTTCAACCTTGTTTGGCTTGTAAGAGTCGTCAGCATCCAAGATGCCAAATATATCGCCCCATTCCCAAGCCGCAGCTAGCGCGGTATTACGGGCCACACTAGCGCCTGAATTTTCTATTCTTTGAGCAGAAACAAAATCAGGATTTTCCGCTGCAAATTCTGATATCTTCTCCCAAGAGTCATCAGAAGATCCGTCATCTACAATATAAAGTTTTATCTCACCTTTATAGGTTTGTCTTTGTATACTTTTCATGCCCTCAACAATAAACCTTCCGTAGTTATAGTTGGCGCATACAATTGCAACTTTAGGAAGCATTAAATTCCTCCCAAGTAATTAGTGTTTCTCCTGTTTCATCCTTCATATCTTCTATTTTCTCTAGAAATGGTCTTGAATCAAAGTATAATTCGCCATCTTCCATCTCGTAAGCTTTTTTATGGTTGCCATTTAAAAATTTAAACAAAGCCGTAATAAATAAAAGGCCGTTAAAATCATCGTAAGGCTTTACAACCGACAATCTTTTCATATCTATATTTATTCTTTGATTAATTTTCTCAATCAGTTCTTGATCAATACTTTCTCCAGAGGTAGTTGTGTATATCCAGCCGTTTTTAGCGTGTCTAAAGCATTCATCAACGAGAAGCATTTTGTTTTCTGGTATTTGCGAGACTTTAACTAGGTGATGCAATGTTGTATCGTGATCAAACTCAGTTACAAGAAGTTGTTGTATCTCTTCGTTGTATTCAGTTTTGTCTGTAGCAACAATTACATATCTAGCTTGGTGTAGGGTTTGATTTTTGATGTCTGAAATAGTTTTTCTGAGATCCTCGATAGCGACTAGTTTTTCAGGAGTGTCTTTAGAAGTATCTAGCAGGACCAAAAATCCAATTCTAGGCACAACTTCCTTGATCGCTACTTGATGTCGCTTCTTATATTCTTCAAGAGACAAATCAGAAAGCCACTCTTCAGGTCTGTAAGTATTGCAGAATCTATCTAATATATAATTGCCATCTTCTACGTCACTAATGCCTAGCTTTTCAGATCTGTACAATTCGCAGCCAACTTGTGATTCGTCTTCCTTTACGGCAAAAACGCAATCCTTGCACGATGTTTGGGCTTTCATCTCGCTCTCCTTATTTTTAAAACAGACATAGAAGATTCAGAGATATATTTTTCTTGCACTTCAAAATTTTCTGGGATCATTGACTCTAATTTAGTCATATTCATTATTGATTTTTTTGAGCTTTCAAAAAACACTTCATTAAAATAATTTAAATCAATATCTTCTCTTGTATACATTCTAAATAAAATATTGCAGTCAGGCTCAATTATAGTTACATTACATCCGATTCTGCACTTTTTTAATACCTCTTTCATCGCCTCTTGTAATTCTATAAAAGAAAACGAAGAAAGAAAACAATCAACTGTCAATAGCGTGATTTCACTATCTGAAAACATTCTATCATAAGCTGCTAGATTAGAGCAGTGCTTAAATGAAGAATCTGGCGAGTCTTTGGTTGACAAGTATACTTTCATTATTTGTTCCTGTAATTATTTACTGTAGAGTGAAGTAGATTGTTCCAATTATCTACAAACGTTTCTAGATTATATTTTTCTACTATGGTTTTTCTGGCATTGTCTCCTAGCTCTTTTGCCAAATCTTCGTCTTTAAGAAGAAGTTGTAGGAATCCGCGCAACTCTTTCGGATCGTTTGATATCAATCCGTTTTTGCCGTTCTCAATTATTTCTGGTATCATACAATTCGCAGTAGAAACAATAGCGCAACCGCAAGCCATAGCCTCTAATAATACAGTAGGAACTGGAGAATGTAAAGATGTATTATAAAATATTCTTGAAGATTGATATATTTCTCGCAAATGCTCTGTGGAACTAGCAGGCTCAGAAATTCCGGGACTTTTACCAAAAACTTTAATCGGAAGACCTTGAACTGTTTGTTGCCACAGATTATATCCGCAGCACCAATCTCTATTAGGCCAATCATTCACAACAGAAAGACAGGCATTATCTCTGTCTATATTTTCATCAGGCTTCCAGAAATCTATATCTACTCCATGTTCTACGACACTTGAATTATCGTCAGAATATCCCCAAGCATTCATATTATACTTTGATATGAAGGAGTTTTCTCCAATAGGTATAGAACTATAAGCTTGTATCTGTGTATTTACATCAAACCTCACGTCTGGCAAAACATGACAGTGCCTTAATATGGGAATGTGACACATGTTAGTTGTTGCCCCTTGCGTAGAAGATAAATAGTCATGTGCTATTTGAAGTCTGTTGCAAGAAGAATGAGCTAAAATTAAATCAAACTCAACATTGTCTGGTATTTTGTGAAATATTGTATAATTATCTGGAGCTTTCGCATAATCTTGATCCCATTCTTTCCCCGGTAAAACCGTTAAAGAATAGAAATTGTGACCAGTCTTACAAAGATTATCCTCATATCTTTCATGAGTTGGAAAAGTTAAGATGTTAAGTTTTTCTGGAGGATTAGATCTACGCATTATATTTCTAATACTTCTTTTTGTCGCGTTAGCTGTCATTTAAAATCTCCTTCAGCTTCAATCCTACTTTTTCGTGCGAAAACTCTTTTGATTTTTCCAAAGCTTGTCGGCTTTCTTCTGTAGCTATTTCTGTCTTCCATTTCATAAACATTTCACGCATGGAAACCATTAAATTTTCTAAGTCAATTTCTCTCCACTTTTCATTAGCGGTGTAAAGATAGTCCATCGTTGAAATAGCTCCAAAACACGGAACTTCCGATGAACGCACGGCAGATCCAGAACAGAAATCATCCATACCAGTGCCTTCTGTGTAAATCACAGGAATCCCCATAGACATCGCCTCAAGTGCCGGAATACAAAAGCCTTCGCCGCGACTAGGCATGACAAACGAATGACATTGCGCAAGAACAGATACGTAATCATCTTTAGATAATTGACCGCATATGACGATTTCTTCTTTGTAATCCTTTCTAAGTTTTAATCCCGCTTTAATTTGTTTGAAATAATCTTGAACATAGTCTAAACTTTGTTGAGAAGTTTTAATGTATAGGTTTACCGGTTCATCCGGTTCAAATTCTATGTGAAAAGCCTTTACTAGAGCTTGTATATTTTTCCTCTCTACAAACTCACCAATAAAAGCAAAATTAAAAGTGTGTAAAAGATTTTCTACTTTAGATCCCTGATTTAAATATTTTACTTCATTATATTTAGACATGTCTAAAGAATGCGGAGCTACTTTAACTTCTTTCGTAACTCCACTTTGTATACATGCGCTTCTACAGGACTCTGTAGGAACCCAAATTTCATCCATCAAATTGGCATGGTGCTGCCAAGAGCTTTCTATAAAGTTGCTAGTCTCTGTAGCTACAAATCCTATGTTTTTAAATTTTGAATTGTAAGAATATAAGTGTGGAAGTGTATGCTGAATACAAATATCGCATCCAACTTCTGAGTTGTCTTCAAGCTCTAGTATTCTTTCCGGGCAGCTTCCCGTGGAATTATTAAAAGTTATGGGACGAGGAACAACTTCTACACCAGCAGCGTCTAGCGCAAGTATATTGTTTATACAAGCGTTAGCCCAGCCAGTTCCGTCTTTATAATTTCCTATGTATAAGACTTTCATTTACTGCTCATTTCTTGTTGAATTTTTTGAACTCTAATATTTTCCCAGTTGTTTAGTTGATTTCTAAAATTAGCCATTTCTTCGCAAGCTTGCTCGATAGAAAATGGTGTATTGCTAGTTTGGCTTTTTACATGTGACTCGTTAAAGTAAAACTGTTTGTCCATGTTTTCACATCTGTAGCCAAAAGACACATCTCTTAAAACTCTTTTCCACAAGTATCCACCAATCCACTCAGGCTTGTGAAGTATGTCGGTAAATATAAAATTAACAGCATCTGTAGTGGAGGTTAATCCCTGCGGAAGACTTTGGGCAGGTTGAAATATCTTTGGTGGTGAATACCAAGTTGTTGAGGGATCTTTTGGTTCTATTGTTTTGAAATGTTTCGCCCAAGCGTCAGCGGCTTTGTCCCAACTATAATTTTCTAAAGCATTAGCCCTAATGTTAGCGCCTATTTCTGGTAGTAAATCCTTTTTTTCGTGCAATTGTTTTAACAAATTGATAAATGCTTCGTTGTTAGGGATTGCTCTTTTACAGCCTGTTTCACACTCTACGTAATAAGAGCTTGGAATTACACCAAAACCTCCAATATTTTTTACGACTGAAGACATAGCAGAATAATCTACAGATATTACTGGTAGGGCTGAATTAGCCGCCTCTAACTGCGGCATACCAAAGCCTTCGCTGTTTGCATACTGAACATAAACATCAAAACACTTATAAACATTTGCCAACTCTTCGTCTGATATAGGGTTTGCTATACCTACCATATGATTAGTTAGCGAATTGCAATGCGGACAGTTTTGTATAGAGTTTTGAAAGAAGTCTACGGAAACTTTTCCACAGGTTTTGCACTTATACGTCATTAAAACCCTGCTGGATAGTCCGCTTTGATGAATCAATTTAGGCAAATCCCATCCCACATCTGGATAATACGTGTGACAATATAAAAATGCGTTAGGATCTTGTGTTTCGTCAAGAAATTTTCTAAACGACTGCATCAAGTCTGGATATAGTTTTCTTTTTTGGTTTCTCATCACTGTCCCAATAATAAAACACTCAGGAGAAACACCCATCGCAACTTTGTGCGCGGCTTTATCTTGAGGGGGAGAAAAGCATACGCTTGCTGCTGGTGACGCTATATCCACAAAATTTATATCATCGCATTGTTGGAGCATTGTGTCTCTACCAAACTCAGAATACGCAAAGACAGAATCCGCAGAGGCGTATGTATTAATCCATTGATCCGCTTGTGGCGTAGCGTCAACGGTTGGCATAATTGCCCAATGGAAGAAGTCTCTAAACGGAGAACGTTGCTCAAACTCCATCATCCACCAATCTCTAATATCCATGACGATATCTGGTTTGAAGTCTAACAAAACAGAATTAAAAGACTGATCTCCAAACTGAGCGCTAGGATTACCCTGATACCCCTTATATTCTGGACTATCCGGTGAAGGCTTATTTCCGTAGAATTTCCAAGGTAAATTTTTATCTTGTGCATCAGACGTTTGCGCATAGCAACCTAGTTCAGCTATTTCAAACTCGTCTATTTGAGATAGTCTAGACAAGACTTCTTTAGTATATACAGAATATCCTGTGGCATACCAAGAAGCTTCTGTGCAAAAAAGTATTTTTTTCTTCATTCAATTATTCCGATGGAAATATTTTAAAATTGGTGACTCTAAAAAACGTTTCATCATGCGGATATCCGCTATGAGTTCTAGCGGCGGCCTCAATGATCATTGTATCATCTTCTTGGATGTTATCTCTTATAGCGGTGGCGGCTGTGTCCCAAGCTTCAAATGCTAAAGTATTGTTCATAATTTTAGATTTACCACTTTTGGTCTTTCTTTTTTCTTCAATACTAAGATAGAATATTATTCTGCAAGTTTTTGAAAATTCTTCAAACTCAAAATCAGATACGATCCTACCTAGAAAAAAACATTTGTTCATATTTGGCTTGCTTTATTTACAATAATGGAGCTTTTGTCTTTTTTTGACACTTCTCCGTTGATCAAAACGGTATTACCCTCAATAAGAACATCTCTGTGTTCTCTATAAGCGTCTGGAAAAACTGTAACAGAATCAAGTTCCCCGCTAGAATCCTCTACTGCAAGAAAAGCCATCAATTGACCGGGGTTTTTGCCGTTCTTCGTTTTGTACTCCCTCAACGAATTTATTTGAACTGCTAAGTTTACTTTCCCTTTTATAGTACCTTTTGATATGTCTTTGCACATAAAATTAGATAAATTGCCAGACACAGAGTCTGTCTTAGTACAAGTCAATGGACAGCCTAGAAATTTAAGCTCTTGGTCGGCTATTGTTTCTACGCTATCTGCAAGATCATAAAATGGATTTTGTAAAGATTCTTTAATATCGTTTACTGTCGTAGCTCTTCTTGATGTAATCTTAAAGTTGTCAATTAAGCTTTGTATATTTGCGCTAAGAGATAGCTTGCTGTCATAGTTTTCCTCTATATATTTCTGTTCTCTGGCAGAAAGGTTTTTCCAACTGTCAAACTCATACAACATTTCCTGACGATTTTTGGTATTATTAATACCATTGAAAGCACCAACGGAAATCAGTGATATGACTGCTCTTTTGTTTAGTTTACAACCATTTATAACTTTTACAAGAACGTCCATCCAAGTATATTTAGATATATCCTGATTAGAAACAAGCTCTTCTATCTTTTCACACTCTTTTGTTCCTACATTCTTAATATGTCTCATACCAAAGTAGATTTTATCATCAATATCTGTAAAATTTGTATACATATACTGCAATCTAGGAGGGTAAACCTCTATACCCTCAAACTTAGCATCCATCACAAGCTGCTTAATTTCAATCTGGGGCTTAGGTTTCCGATCCGACCTGTTTAGGTAGGACGTATAGAAGTCAAGCATCCGATAGTTTTTGCAATATGCGCTCCAATATGCGTTGATCGCGTAAGAAACGGCGTGAGACTTGTTGAAGGCGTACCTGTTAGACTTCTCAATCCAAGAAAAAATTTCTTCAGCCACTTCTTTGGTTACAATCCCCTGTTCCTCTGTGCCTTCTAGGAACGATTTCTTGACTTGTTCCATCAAGTCTGCCTTCTTTTTACCGATAGCCTTACGAAGCGCGTCAGCCTCTTTGAGATCGAACCCAGCAAGCTTTTGCGCTATCATCATAGACTGTTCTTGATACACAAGAACCCCATAAGTTTCCTTTAGTATAGGCTCAACGGATTCGTGAGGATAGGTGACAGGATCTAGGTTTGCTTTTCTGTCAGCGTAGTGCTGTGTCATAGACTTACCTTCTGTGTAAGCCTTCAAACATCCCGGCCTAATCAAACTAATTAGTGCCGCAAGCTCGTTTACGCTTCTTGGGTTTACCTTTTTAGCCCAGTGCTTACCAAGATTGGATTCAAGTTGAAACACACCCTTGGTACGTCCTTCGCAAATCAAATTCCAAACATTATCATCACGAAAATCGTTGATATCAAACATAAATTTCCCCGTTGGCAAAAGTCTTTTCAAACTTTACCTTCTTTAATAGCGACCTTTGTAACTTCATAAACTTAATCATCAGATTAGCAGTGTCTTTCACATCTTGTAGCGCATCGTGAGCATTGTCTTTACTGGCTTGACTCATGCCAAAATACTCTCGCATGTAATCCATGTTGTATTTTTTAACATCTTGATTGTTCTCAAACCAACAATAAATATGTTGCATTACATCAATTGTATAAATAGGATTAAAGATTCCCTGTCTTCCGTTCTTTGCATGAGTAGGCCCATATTGTTGACACATTCTATCTACAATAGGCATATCATATCCATTAATATTGTAACCAGCGGCGATTGGCGCGTAGTAGCTTGTCTTTTTGAAGTTATATTTATCACAAAACTGTGCAAACTTATTCCAGACAGTTTTAGGTAGGGGCGCTTTTGCTAGCTTGTCCCTTGTCTTCCTTGTGATTTTCAAGGCTTCATCTTCTAGAGGATCAACTCCTGCTTTGATTGCTTCTTCATCGTCTATAATTGGCCTGATTTCGCTGTTGAACGTGCCTCCCGGCTGGAGTTCAAGCTTTCTAGCATGAATCGCCACAGCAGCGATCTGAGTGGGTTGACAGCTATAAGGATTTCTGCCACCAGTCTCAAAGTCAAATACTATAATATCTCTATAATTCATGCTCGTTTTCCTTTCAGTTCTATAAATTTTTTAACTGCATCATCTATGTTTTTATACAGCTTATATTCTTTGTGTCTATCAGACCAAACCTGATATTCATTATCTGCAACAAGTCTTTTGTTATAGTTTTTTAAATTGCAAATATGAACTTTATTAGATTCAATAGAACAACCAGAAAAGATTACTGATTTATAATCATCCACAGTGGCCTGCATATTATTCTCCTTTATTTGTTATTTCCATGATTTTACTTAGTAGGTCGATAGCTAGAATGTCAAACTTAACATGTCCTTGAGATTCTAGATCATTCATCTCAAAGCCTGCTATGTCTTTGCCCGTTGTGTCTTTTATCATAGGGCATACGTCTTTTAGTTTATGTTTTGATATAATTACACCAGCGGGATGTTTACCTTGAGATTTGTTAGTGCCTTCAATCTTTATAGCTTGTTCAAAAAACTTTGCAAGTTCGCCTTCTAGTTTACCTTCTTCATTTATCTTGCACCAGCCATTAAGATTATCAGATTCATTTTCCAAGGCCCATCTTATAATAGACCTATCTTCTTTGTCCATCAGTTCTAATTGATCAGATATCATAGCTTCGTCTGGAATACAATCTGTTATCTCGTTCATTTCTGAAAATGACACAGCGTCACTAATCCTCAACACCTCTTTTAGCGCAGACCTTCCTTGTAATCTGCCGAACGTAATCATTTGAGAAACATTTTCTTGACCGTATTTTTCCTTAATATAGTCAATAACCTCATCCCTATGTTCCGCAGGTACGTCTACATCAATATCTGGCAAAGAGATATAGTCATCCGTATTTCTTCCTTCGTTGTAGAATCTTTCAAAGATCAATCCATATTCAATAGGGTCAACCTCTGTAATTCCTAACAGATATGACACCAAACATCCAGCAGCAGATCCTCTTCCCGGACCCGCAATCCATCCTTTATCCTTTACATGATTTACAATATCCTGTACAATTAAAAAATACCCAGATAATCCAGCTTTAAAAATGACTTCTAGTTCTGTTTTAACCCTATCAAGGTATTCTTGCTTGTCTACATCTAGATAAACCTTTTTAGCAGGAATTAGTTTCTTTTTCCAGCCGTGACGACAAAGTTCTTTTAAGTATTCGTTTTGATCAAATCCTTCTGGGCAATCAAAGTCTGGCAGCATGGGCGGTCCTGTAAGCTCATACTCTTCGCACATGTCAGCTATCTTAGAAGTTGCAGACTTCTTTTTTGTCTTTGGCAAATACCATTTGTCATCTCCATCAAAGAATTCTGAAAACTCATGTTCTACACCTTCTATTTTTGTGAAGGTTTTTTTAAGCTTGCTACATAGCATAATTCTATGACAATCTGCATCGTCTTTATCGACATAGTAAATAGCTTCTTTTTTATAATCCATTTTGATATGATTTGTTTTAAATATCTTAGCGAATCCGTTTTTCTTTGGGGTTACGCATAAAACATTACCATTTTCTGCTATTTCCTTCAGAACGTCTACATTTTGATTTGACACATACTTAACCAGATCAAACCAGCCGTCTTTATTTTTTGCATATAATATGAACCCGTCGAACTCGCATCCGATTACAGGTTTTATATCATACTTTTTACACTCTTGATGAAACTCTACAGCGCCAGAAATAGTACCAAGATCGGCTATACCACAAGCGGTATAACCGTACTCAGCACATCTCTTTGCAAGCTTATCTGTTTTACAAAAACCTTGTTGTAGACTAAAGTGCGTTTTACAATTGATCGGAGTCCAATTCATCTTTCAAACAATTCCTCAAACTTTTAAGATATTCCCTAGACGATTCCACGTTTCCATGTCTTTGGTCTACGATTTGTCTCATCCTAGAAGCTAGACCATCAACATTTAATACATCATTATTATACATAGCCAATCCCTGAAGCATCTTTCTACAATTTCCGGTCTGTAGATAATTTAAAGACTTTGACAAAGTATTATCAAGCACGTCCCAAGAGCCTTTAAAAAATGAAGCTTCTTCATAATACCAAAACTTAGGAAGTCTGTCCACAAGAGGTATAGCGCCCATAAGCGTGGATTCAAAAAATCTAAATGTTTCCATACTATAGGCTCCAGCAGGGCATAAAGACAGCTTAGAATTTGCTAAAAGCTCCATATATTCTTTTGGATCTAGCCCCTTACCAAAGCCGTCAGTAAACTCAATTTTGTACTTAAACTTATCGGGATTTTCTTCCAATAGTTTATCAATACCTCTTTTAAAACAGTCTCTTGTTCCGGTCTTTGGAATTTGCCCTATGAAAACAAAGTCATATTCTCTTTGTGACAAAGGCTTTATTTCAATGTCTTTATATAGATCATTAAACGGTCCTAGTGGAAGAGGGAACGTTAAAGGTGTATCTAAACAGTGTTCCCATCTATCAAGCACATGATAGTGTTGAAATATTAAAAATACATTATCTTCAAAAAACCCTTCTGGTACTTGGTGATTTTCTCTAGATGTAGATATTAAAATATTAAATTTATCGTTGCCAAACTTTGGCATATCTTGAGCATCGTACTTTACTATGACCCTATAGCTATCATCTAGCATTTCACTAAATTTAGTAGCGACATCTAGTGTGAATTTGTTTCCTAAATGAAACTCGTTATTTAAATCAATTAATTCTGCCATTATCCGGGCGCCTCATAATATCCTATGTTGAAACCTTCATTAGTACATTCTTTAAGTGTTTTTTCATGACCTATAGTATGAAGTTTGTTTTCTACATACTCGCACATAGTGGTGTTTGTTCCGGGCCAATTGTTTTTATAAAAGTGACAAAGTTTTTGACATCTAAAATCCCTACGACTACTACTAATCGGTCTGGGCTTGATGTTATCTTTAATCTCTTCATATCTTTTTCTAAGCATTCCCAAAAATCTATCTTGATCTGACTTGTCAAAACACATGCTAAACGGACCACCATCTCTGGTGAAGAAGATAGACATAATAGCTTGTTCATAGTCTGGATAAAGTTTTGATATGGCATAATTATACAATAGTAACTGCGCATCGTCAAGAAGTTTTTCATATGTTTTTACTTCTCCTGTAGCCCAGTTTTTTCTTTGCCCTGTTTTCCAATCTACCACTTCAATTATATTGTCATCTATCTTAGTAACTAAATCAATAGTTCCTTTGATGGCTAAGTTGCCCGTGATGGTAGTTCCATCTGGCATTTCATATTCATACTTAGCCCAATCTTCTTCTATTTCAATATCGAATGTCGGCTCTGTGTCAACTATATTTCTGTTTCTTGGATCAAATTGACCATCATTAAAAGTTAAAGCCGTTTCTACTTGCTTTTCGCAAAACTTAAAATCAGCAGGATAATATTTATGACTATCCTGTGAGGTGTAGTGTTCGTAGCTATCTTTCATTAATTGAGCTACAAACTTTTTTGTCGCTAATTTTCTAGGTGTAAACTCTAGTTGCCCAAGAGCGTCATCTGTAATTGATAGCGTTTTACTATCTAGATTATCCTGTAGCTCTTTTTTACAGGCGGCAAGACATTCCATGACTTTGTGACACGCAGTACCTTGTTGAGCCTTCTTGCCAGACTCAGACCTATATCCTAAAACATAAGTCATAAAATACTGCATTTGACAAAAGTCATAGTTACCATAGCTAGAAGATCTGATATATGTTACTATCATTCTGATTCTCTAAACTGATGGATTCCGCCAACAAGAACAGGCTCTTCCTTTTTATCTGTATTAGCTTCTGACTCAGACGTTATAGGCGCTCCTAACCAGCCCCATTCTTCAATCGACTTTATAAGTTCTACATGAGTTTCTTGAATCGTCATGTTTTGATTGTCAATAACTGCATCAAATTCATAATCTTTATCAAAGGCGTTTTCGCTTTTGTGTGAGTCATTATAATTTGATCTTGTTAACCTAACAACTTTACCGCCAGCATTTTGAATAGCTTCAGCTTCATTTGGATACCTACAGTCGTCAATTACAGCAAGGAGTGGACCTTCTGCTTCTACATCTTTAATTAGTCTTGAAACCCAAATCTCTTCATAGATTTTTCTACACACTTCTGACCCAAAGAACTGAAGGAACTCTCTGCCTGTCATCTTTCCCTTTTTATGATAAACCAAGTCACCATTATCAATAAGTTTTTTAACTTGCGTAAGCTTTGCGGTTTTTGGACAGGTTATGACTCCGGGCATAGACTCCCAAGTAATTGGTATCTTTGCGTTTTTTTGTATATCAGTACCTCTAATATTCTCTTCTTTAATATCAAACAATTCTGTTGCAATATTTTTAAGCGGGTCTGCAAAAGAATAACTTTTAACATAAGGCCACATATTGTAAACAGCCCATTCAGAGAATTCTAAATCCACCCTTTTCACATCTAGTAAAGCATGTCCCTGCTCCTTTTCTCCTTTAGAGTCTATAAACTCTGTTCCAACAACAAGTTCACCCTTATCTGTTATATTAAATGAACTTACTATGTTGTGAGATCTTAGTTGATAGCCATGTATAAAGTTACTACATGTTGTTTTACCGGACTGTTTGTTTCCAGCAAAGGCTAGAATTCTAGTGGTCATATCAAATTATCCTTCTCTAGTTGGGGGTTAAGTTCTTCATGAATTTGTTCGATGGACATTTCACCAATGTCTTTTTTAGAAATTTGCGGTCTATAATAATTAAATCTTCTTCCGCACTTTTTTACAATTTGTTCAGCGGCCTTTTTTCCTGCTTCGTCATAGTCTGTCAATATTACTAAGTTTAAAGCTCCGCTTTTTTCCAATACTAAAAGTTGGTCATCGCTTACACTAGCGCCAAAGATACCAACTGAGTTTTTAAATCCCGCTTCATACATTCTTAAAACATCGCCTTGTCCTTCTAAGATAAAAAGAACACCCTTGTCTCCCATAAAGTTTTGCGCGACATTAAATCCATAAAGAACATTTTTCTTAAATCCTTTACTGTGTAACCATTTAGGTTGCAGGCTGTCATTAATGGCTCTTCCTACACATCCTACATAGTTATAGTCCTCATCGTAAACTGGGACAACAACTCTTCCCGACATTGGCTTATTTTTTGCAAAACATGTACCGATGTCGAAAGTTTTTAAGGTTTCTTCGCTGTAGCCTCTTCCAACGTAATACTCTGCCGGTATATTGATTGTAGATTGTATTTGTTCTCTAGATATGTTAGGTATTTGTCTTTCTATCTTCCTGTCAAATATTTCTAGTAGTTTAACTTCTCTTTTGGCGTCTGTCTTAACTTCTATTTGACTTGGATCTAGCTTTAGAAAGTCTAAACAAAAATCATAGACAGTATTCAATGGTAAGTCTCTACCTTCTCTGTATGATAGTACGCCTCTAACAAATCCAAATATATTACCTTGATAGTCTTGCTCGCATTGATTCGTCCAACATCTCCAGTTTCCCGTGGCTGTATCTCCATCCGTAAAGATACTACAGCCCTCTGGACTATCGCCACCGTGGATTGGACATGGGAAAGAGTGTCTATTAGGATATTCTATGCTTTCTATTTCAAAATACTCCAAAAGAGATGGAATATCTTCCGAAAGCTTATCGCATACTGTCAATATCTGATTCTGAGTCAATCTCTTCATTTATTTCAAAGCCTTCTTCTCTTGCTCTCGCACTATTATGGAGTTCATTTCTAGTCATGCCTTCTTCAAGTCTTCCTATTTTGCCAAACATTTTCATGCTGACATAATCACCATCATCTAAACCTTCGCCATGTCTGGAAACAACAGGCACAAGTTTTCTGTTTCCGTTCTCTATCCTATCTTCCGCCACTTCTTCTTCTGACTTCATCTTAAAGATAGAGAAGCTAGTACAGAGCCATATAAGCCTATCTGAGCCTGACACAACATCGGTAGACTCTTTGGTTATACCGTCTCTGTTTAGCTGCACAAAGCTCAAG